AAAAATGTTTTTGTATGAAACCCTGCCATATATATATTACAATATAATAGTTTTACATTTTAATATTTATTTATAATAAAAATTAAATCATAAATATTTTTTTTAATTAAATTATTAATTTATTGTTAATTATAATAAATTTTTTTATATATATATAATATAATAATGTCTGATGATGAATCAATTACAACGGATGAAATGAATGCTGTGGTAAATGAAGAAACATTTGAAGAAATAGAAGTCAAAGGAGTTGAACGAAAAAATCATAAAAAAAAAGTTCCAGTAGTTAAATCGGAGAAAAAAGTTAAATCAAAAAAAATAGAAGAACCTGCGGATGAAATAATTAAACCAGAAATAAAAAATAAAGAATTAAAAAAATTAAAAGGAGAAAAAGAAAAAAAACCTATGTCTGAAAAGAAGAAAGCGGCAGTTGAAAAATTAGTTGAAAATAATAAGAAAAGGGCAGAACAACGAAAATTAGATAAAGAAGAAGGTAAAGAAGTAAAACCAACTAAACCAAAAACACATACAAAAGAAATAATCAAAACTGAAAAAATTATTTATATGATCCCTGATGGTAAAGGTGATTTTAAAGAAGTAAAAAATCCTCCAAAATTAACTAAAAAAGATATAAAAAGACACGAGAACGAATTAGAAGTTCAAAAACAAGAAGAATTAATAGGTAGAAAATTAATCAGAAAAAAAAATGGCACTGCTGATAAAAGAAGTTCTAATACAAAAGCAGTAAGAACACCAGCACAGATAGAAGCAAGTAAAAAATTAGTAGAATTAAATAAAAAAAGACGAGAAGATAGATTAAATCAAAAAGAACAAAAAGAAAAAATAAAAATAGAAAATATGAAAGAAGAAATAACAGATACAATTATAGATGTTGTTTCTAAACCAATACAACAAGTTAAAGAAGAAAGAAAGGCAAGAAGACCAGTTATTACTGATGAAGAAAAAAAAGCATATATATTAAAACAACAAAAATCATTATTTTCTTAAATCACACATTCTTGATTATCAATATCATCCATAATATCAAATATTTTTTTTCCTAATTTACAATCAATACTATAATAATTTTTTCCTGATTTTTTAATTCTTTCTATATAATGTGTTTTTACTAAATTATCATCTACATAACCATCTTTAATAAACTCATTCATTTCTAATCCAAACTTTCTAATAGACCAATCTATTTTTGTTTTTGTTTCTAATAAATATGAATTAAATAATTTAAATAAATCATTAGAACTCTCATATATTATTTCATCATCTGTTTCTACTAATAAATATTTAACAAAATCTAATAATGGAGTTTCAAATGATTCTTTTAATTCATCTAAATATTCTGTTTCAGGTATTTTACAAGATATAAAATCAGTAATATCTATTGTTGATAAATATTCATAAAAAGTCGCCTGTAAATCTTTATCAGATATAATTTTTTTTAATTTTATAAAATAATCAGAATCATTTTTTTTTTCATCTGATGATCTTATAATACAATATCTTCTATCATTAACAGATATTTTTAAAGGCATTACTACATGATTTGTATTTCCAATAAATCTATGAACTGATTTAATTATTTTTGGATCTTTTCCTTTTACATTAACTTCCAAATCAGTTTCTGTGATTAAATTTTTTAATATATCAGCACCATCTTTACTTGAAAAATAATCAACTTCTTCTAAATTAATAACATAACTATTTAATAAAGAAGAATTAAAATTTCCTATTAAATTTTTTTTAACATCTCCAATAGAATAAAATCTTGTTCCAATCATAGATTTTAATAAACTATAAAACATAGATTTTCCTGTTCCTTCCTTTGAGGCAAATAAAATCATCTTTCCAATTTTTTCTTCTGGTTTATAAAATAGATGTGCTAGATATTTAATCACAAAATTAAAAACTTCTTGATTATTTCCACATAATATTAAAATATGATTTAATAAAAAATCTAAATCATCATTTAAATATTTATATTCTGTGATTAATTCTACATCAAACTTTTTCCATAAATTATAACAATTTTTAGGGCAATCATTAGAGTTAGGATAGTAATCCATTTTATCATATGTAATCATCTTTGGATTGGCCTTTATCCATCTATCAATAAAAACTTTATATTCTATACTTGATTTACTTTCAATCCACATTTCATAATATAAATGTTTATATGATTCCATCATCGCCTTTGTATTTAATAATTCTATTTCTATATCACTATTTTTTCTAATAAATGTAGCATTATTAACAATTTTAAAATGTTTTTTATTAAAATAATATTCTACATCTCTATATTTTTTAGAATTAATATCATGAAGTAAATCACCAGTATCATTAAAATTATCTTTAATATTAATTTCTTTATTGATATTTTTTTTAGTCCATATAATATCATATTTTTTTGTGATTAGATTTAATTCTTCTAAATCCAAATCAATATTATCAGTATAAAATCCATCAAACCGAGGCACTATACAATTATATAATTTTGTGGCCTTCATTAATATTTTATTTTCATAATGCCATAAAATACTACAAATCATAGATGATAAAAAATTATGTGATTGTTTTTTATTTTCTATATGTGATTTATTAATTTTATCTTGTTCTTCTGTATATAAAATTGGTTTATTATCATTAATTTCTTTTAATAAATCATCTAACCATTTAATATTATGATTTTTATTATTATCTTTATTAAATTCTTTTAAAACAAAACTTTTATCTAAATTATTCTGTTTTAATAAATAATCTCTATTATTACAATAATATTCTAATTTAGAATGATTTAAATTATGTTTTTTAAATAAATATAATAATATTTTTGGATTACAATTTTTCATATCAACCTCATATGTATTATCAGGTAAAATATAATGTAATATATTATTACTAAAATATTGTAATGATTTACAATTTGTAGAATATAATCTATTACAATCAAAAACTTTATATTTAATTTCAGTTTGTGATTTATTTGATAATAATATTTCTTTTAATGATTCTTTGATTAATTTAATATATTTTTCATTTTCTTTTTGATTATATTGTGTATGATTAGTATATTTTAATAATTCTTCATCTGATAAAAATAATAAATTTTTAACTCTTTGTAAATCATACTTATCAAAAAATTCCATATTATTTAAATTATTTTTTTTTTTCATTATATTATATATCAAGAAAATATTTCTAAATATTTTTATTTATTATATAAAATAAAAAAAAATTATTGATTTAAAATGTTATGAAACTTGGTCTATTAATTGGTCTAATATAATCCTATCGGTTTTATGTTTAATCTGTGATTTATTTTGTATAGGATGTGTTGAATCTATATTTTCATCTTGATTTATTATTTGTGTTGGTGGTTGTAAAAGTGATAAAGGTCTATTAATAAATTGATTTTGTGTAGATATATTATTTGGTTGATTTAAATTATTAGATGTTAATGTTCTTCTTTCAATAGGTATTAATTCTTGTCTTAAAAATCTTGGATATATTTCAAATAAAATAGAAAACTCAAAATTAACATTATTTAATTGTAGTAGATTATTATTTTGATCTGTGATTTCAAAAGAAATTAAATCAATAACATTACTTTGCGATATAGATATTTGTCTAAAATCTTGTTGATTCATATATACAATTCCATTACTATTTACATCTACACTAATTTTTTGAAGAGTAGTAGAGTTTCCTGCTCTTGTAGATAATACATTTGCCTGCCCCATACTTGATTTAATTAAAATACTATGCACCGTAGCCAGATTACAAACGAAATCACTATCTAATGTTGCGCCAGCAGTTATTGTTCTATCAGTGGCATCTTCATCAAAACCTATTACTTTATTTATTAAAGAAGAAGAAAAATTAATTATATGACTATCAGAAGTTTTATTTAAAAATGTTAATTTATTTTTTTGTCTATTATATGATGTTGTAAATATAGCACTAAAATTAGTATCATTATTAAAAAAATCTTTTAAATCATAAACAGAATAATCTTGTGATGTAATAGTTAATGTATTACTTGTATCATATACTATTGTATTATTATTTAATTCAGAACTTATATTATAAAAACTATAAGGCACTTCAACACTCATGATTGATATGTGTGCTTCTTCTTTATTACCGATATTAATAGGATTAATAAGATTAACATTAAAATCAGTATTATATCCAGTTCTATTTTGTGTTGCATCTTTACTTCTAATATGAAGCACTGTGCTTGATATAGGTTGTATTATATTGTTATTCATATATTATTATATAATATTTTTTAAAATAATTTATCAATACCATATTTTGCGAGTGCCGCTAGCCCTCCAATAGAACCTCCAATGCCTGCTCCTACAACGGTGCCGACGGGGCCGCCGACAAAAGTGCCTGCTATTCCACCAATCGTTGCCCCTGTTCCAGCACCTGCTCCTATATCTGCTTGTAAATCAGTCGCACCTGTATTTTGTTTTATTTTACTTTCTAATGCATTAAATTCTTGTGTTCCTGCATAACTTGTTGCTCCTAAACCAGCCCCTAATAAACCAGCACCTACTGATGCTAGTCCAAATGTTTCTAAATCTGCAGGTGCTAGTGCCGCTGCCCCTGATATTCCACCTGCACTTGCTGCTGCCATTAAACCTCCTGCTGTAAAACCCGCTGCTAGACCTCCTGCTGCCCCAGCACCAGTTGTTGCTTCAAAATCAGTTCCACCAATTTTTTTAATTCCTTTATACGAATACATACCTGCTACATTACCTGCTGCTCCTGCTGCTATTGCCGGTGCTAGTAATAATCCACCACTTCCTGCTATTCCAGCAGCTGCTCCTGATAATGTAAGAGCACTTGCTTCTCCTAATCCTCCACTAATTGCACCACTAATAGATGTTTTTAATGTAGGATCTAAATCAGGATCTATTTTATTTAATAATCTATCAGTTGTATATGCCGCACCAAGTCCAATGCCTAAATTAATTGCGCTTAATCCGCCCGTTAATTCACCTGTTATAGTTCTTTTTCCACCAGCATCATCTTCTAATGATGTAATATCATCAACTTCTTTTATTCCATCATGAACTTTTTGTTCGTAATCTTTTACTTTATTATGTCTTGCTTCTTTTGTATCTTCACTTAATAAATCTGCTATTTCATCATCTTCTAATGAAAAATTATATTTTTGATTTTCATTAGAAGGATTATTATTTAAATGGTCTTTTTCATCTTGTGTAAATTGTCCGCCAGTCTTTCTCCATATTTCAGCCACTTTACTATTTTTAGTTATATTATTACTCATTTTACCATTTACATCAATATCATCAGGTTTTACTTCTGCTACCCAATCTTTAAATGTAGGTTCTTTTGATTGTTGTCTTGCTATTTTTCTTTGATTTCTTAAAATCATAACTTCTCTTTCTGCATCTTCTAATGCTGTCCTACTTAATTTTTCATTTTCAGGTTTTCTACTTTCAAAAGGGTCATTTTTTTCTCTTTGCATTCTTCTTAAATATCCTTCATAAACTCTTGTTGCTGCTTTTAATTTTTGATCTATATTCATATTTGCAGGGTTTTCTGATGCAGGTCTGGATGGCGGAAATAAACCTGAACTTTGTGGAGTATCTACTTCTACTGGTTTTATTTCTGGTTTTATTTCAGGTGCTACTTCTTTTGGTGGTGTTAATTTATCTTTTAAATTTTGTTTAAACTTTTCTTTTGCACTTTGTCTTAATCTTGCTTTTTTCTCTTGTTGTGATTCAGTAGGCACATCTAATCCTAAATCTTCTGAAAATTGTTTTAACAAATCTTGTGTTTCTAATGATTGTTCGGCCATAGTATCTAATTTTTTCTGATTAGATAATTCTCCTACAAAAGAATTTCTTTCATCATTAATAGGACTTTGTTTTTTTGGAGTAATTACTCGTGATGTTGATTTAATTTTATTAGGTGCTCGTGGAGGTTCAACAACTTCTTGCTCTCCTACTTGATAATTTGAATCATCATTTACATCGTGTCCTATTCCATTTGTTAATGCGAGTTGTTGTTTTTTTGTTGAATTATAAGGGTCTTTACTTGTTTTAATTCTTGAACCATCTTCTTTAAAAGATACTGCTCTATGTATTGCCTCTGCTTCTGCGTGTTTTGCTACTGGTTCATTAATTTTATTTTTGATTAGATTCTCCATGAGTTCAGGATCATCAACAGGCATTCTTTTTCCTTCATCAGTAAAGTTTTTTAATTTATGAGATTGTATAGGATCTAATGGATTGTCTTTTAAAGGTCTAATAACATTTATTTTAAAGTTTTTTAAATTTTGTCTAAATCCTAAACCAATTGAAGGCACATCTTCTGTTGTTCTCCAGGCCGTATGTTGTGCTGCTGTTTCAGATGCTCTTGCTAGATTACGACCAATAAATGCATTAAATGTTGTTGTATCTATTCCTTCTGCATCTCCAACATTCATAGCCAGACTTCCGCCTCTACTATGACCTAATAACTCATTAGCCTTTTTTCCATAAACTTGCTCTACTTCTTGAACTTTTGCACGTGCTTCTCCAATAGTATCTTTTTCTCCTCCAAAATTAGTTTGTTCTTGACCTGCCATAAACTTTGCATTACTAATCCAATCTTGAAGATTATTCATTTTACTTCCTCTAAATGCTACTTTAACATCAGTCGGATCATTAATATTTTCTAATACTAATGCTTCACCTGTGCTTTCAACTTGATCTGATACTTTATAAGGGACATTATTTTCTTCTAAATATTCATTAACAGATTGTTTATCTCCATTATTACTATCAAATAAAGAAGATGCTCTAACCATTTTTGCCTTCATTTTAACATTTTCAGGGACTTCATTAGTGTTAGGTCTTACTCTATTAATTAAAGATACATTACTTGCTTCTCTAACTTGTTCTGATTTTGCTTTCTTCTGTGCATCATCAGTTGCCTTACTAATATCATCTTCTAATTTTTTTTTATCTTTATCCGATATAATAGTGCCTGTTCTTCCTAATAATCCTAATAAAAATCTAATCTCTCCAATTTTAGGCAGTAATCTTGCCCTTTGTTGAATTGATAAACCACTTTGAATATTTGTTAATTTGATTTGTTCTTGTCTGATAAAATCATTAATATCACTATCCATATAATATAAGTTTATAAAATAATTTTAATTTAATTATGAGAATGTTCGTCTTCATAGAAAGATAATTGTAAAGTAATTTGAAAGGGCACTACATTAGTAGTATTATTATCTGCCGCTACTAAATTAAATGGAGTAGTTTTTTTATAAGTCATTCTTTCAATTTCTATTACTGGTGGTAATTGAGTGCAGGTAAATTCCATAGCAGATACACTATCCAATGCGACTACTCTTGTTGTATCAGCAGGGACTATTGCTGTTCCTAATACATTAGGTAGGCCAGATGTTTCTGTATTAAATCCAAGCATAGGGATATTAGTTCTCATTACAATTAAATTTTCACCACTTTCAATCACTCTTGTTCCTGTGGCATTCTGAATGGCTATTGATGAACTAACAACTTGAATATTACATTTTCCTTTTGATCTTAACCAATTAGGCACTTCAAACTCAGCCAGATTTTTATTAGTATTTAGTGTAATTATATTTGATGCTAGTGTTGTATTAGTAATTCTAATAATATAATTATCTCTCATTATAATATATAATAGAAAAAAAAATAAAAAGTTTGATTTAAATTAATGTATAATTTGTGGATGTTTTTTGAATGTGATCTAAATCAACATTCCATTCTTCAATTTCATTCCAACTGAATAAACCTTTATCATATTTATATTCATGTTTAATTATTGTATAAAATAAATCATTAATATATTTTTCTTCAATATTATGATTTAATAATTTATTTTTTAATATTTTCATATTTTCACCTTTAATACACATAGCCTGTAAAAACAACATATTAAAATCATCTTGATTATTATTTTTAAATAAATCATAATCTTCATCTAAACATTTTGATTTAAATAATCTAATTTCTTTTTTACATATTTTAAATATTTTTTGATTTATGTATAATTCCATATTTATATTATATTATTTTTTATTTTTTAAATCATCATTTTTTTCTTCTTCTATATGTGCTTTAATTAATATATCATCATTATCTTCTTTATCTGCTTCATCAAATACGACTTTATTGAATCTAATATAATATCTATCTTTCGTGCCTTCATATCCTTTAATATATAAGAAAGAATATTTATCTTTAAATGCTTCTTTTAATAATTCATTTTGTTGTTCTTGTGATAAGTCAGCCATTAATTCTTCTTTAATAGCATTTAATTCTTTTTGATTTTCTGTTTTAAAAATAAATATATCACTCATATTTGTGCGGAGTATTAAATCAACAGCATTATATTTCTGCGATGTAATCATAACACTTAATCCTGCTTGTCCTTCTTCATTAGGGTTTTGTGTTAAATGCCTTCTATTCAGCACTAATTTATGAACTTCTGGTCTATTTTTGATTTGTTTAATAGAATCATCTAATATAATCAAATTATTTAGATTTTCATCATCTTTATTTTCTTCTAATATTTCTTGTAATTTATCATCACTATATTTTAAATGAACTCTATCATCTTTTAATTTTAATTTGTCTAATGGCAGCGTATCACTACTGGGCGAGAATAAATAGATCTTATCAAAGTAGCGATAATAAAATCGTGGAGTATCAGGTTTTTTTTAGTTGGATGACTTAATAACATACTATTCCATAATGTAGTTTTTCCGCTACTACTAAATCCATTAATAAGCATCGCAAATGATTTTTTAGGTAATGGGTCTGCCACTTTATAAGGTAAATCACTTAAATCATCTACTTTTTGTTTTATAACTGGCACATGAGTTAATACTTTATTATTTAATATTTTCATTATATATTAATATTTTATTTTTTATATTAATAAAATTATTTAAATTAAGAAAAAATATATTTTTGATTTAATTTTTTTTATGTAAATTATTTATTTTTTTTTCTAATGTGATATTATAGAATGCAAGTTTCTAATGACAATCTCCCTAAATCTATGCGATATGGCTTAACATCTTCAACAGCAGTAAGTGCCAATTGTAAATTATCTAAATTTACTAGCAATAATGGCAGTTCATTCTCGCCTACTGGTGCTAATGAAGTAAGAATTAGAGTTAAAGCCGATGGTTTTATGGATGTATCAAAACACTATTTACAATTTACTATTACTACTGCCACTGCCGCTTCTTTTATTGATACGCACGCAGGTAGTTTCTTTGATAGAATTACAATTGAAAGCAATGGAGCCATCATAGAACAAATTAATAGTTATGGCTTATATAATGCTATTAGACAGAATTACAATCAATCATTAGACGAAGTTTTAAAAACTAATGTGCAGTCTGGTGCTGGTAAGTTAGGAGTAGAACAAGCCGTAGGCACATTTACTGCCTGTGCTGGTGATGCTAGTCCATCGGCGGCAAATGTTGATACTTCTACTGGCAGTTTCGTAACCGCCACATCTGGATTAAATATTAATGTAAATAAATCTGCCTTAGGACAGGCAATCGCTACTGGTGGTGTGGCTGTTTTCCAAATACAATTAGAAAGTGGATTATTAAAAAATCATCATAACAAAGCACTCCCTGATGGCTTGAGCGAGATTGAGCTTGTATTAAGACTGGCCTCAAATACTCAGGCATTAGTATCGGCTGGTGCCCCAACTTATACTTTATCTGAACCCGCTCTATTCTGTCCTGTGTATATGATACAAAATGCTGATGTAATGGCCTCTTATAGAAATGTTATAGCAAGTGAAGGCGTAATGATCTCGGGCATAACAGCAAAAACTTATATTAATAGCATTCCTAATACTGCCACAACTCATACATTACAGATTAACGATAGATCATTATCCTGCCAAGGTTTAGTTACTGCTTTAAGATTAGGCACTGCTGATAGCACTAATAATATTTATTCTAATGGAGGTTTTGGGATTTCTGGCACATTAGATAATGGGGCTATACAACAAAATGCAAGAAGTTATAAATATATGATAGGCGGTGTTAATTATCCGCAGACTGATATTAAAATAAATCCAACAGTCGCCAATAGAGATTTAGGTAGAATGCAGGAAGAAACATTAAAAGCACTAGCCAAACACGGCGAACATTATTCTAATTCTCTCGTATCAAGCGAACAATTAACAGGTATTGTTGGTATAACATATGCAACTGCTAATAATACTGGTGCATTTAAAGTGCCTCGTGCATTAGTAAGTGTATCTCTTAAAAAATTCAGCGATGATGGTTTAAGAATGATCGGATTAAATACATCTCAAAACTCTTCTCCTAATGTTTTAGAATTAGATGTAGGTCTAGCATTCGGTGCTGATTTAAATGCGACTACATTCTCAATCTGCGAAGCATTCTATCAAATGGACGGCTTAGGCGGTCTAACAGTAGCCGTATAAATAAAATATTATATATAATATAATGAGTAAAAAATTAACTTATAAAAATTTATTTAATAAAAAATATGGGTTTCCTCTAAACGAGCCTCATAGTCTAAAAGAGATAGCAACTTTAACTGGATATGAATATAAAGGCATTAAAACTATATTTGAAAGAGGCGAAGGTGCCTATTATAACAACCCTGAAAGTGTGCGCAAGAGTGTAAAGAACCCTCAGCAATGGGCGTATGCAAGAGTGTATGCCGCCGTCAATCCTAAATCAAAAGCATATAAAATAGATAAAAAGTTTCTGATTAAATCTAAAAAAAAATAAATATTGTTATTATCTCGGTTAATTACTTATAAATAGTCAAGAAAACCCGATAAAAACCAATATAATAATTATTATATCGGTTAATTACATATAAATAGTCAAGAAAACCCTTATTAATCGTCATAATATTTATTTTTATTTATTTTCCTACACTTTTCATCGCACTTTTATGCGCTTCATCAAAAGTTTTCCCTTTACGCATCATCTCTCTCATTTTTTTCATGTGTTCTTTACTATGTGATTTAGAATGTTTAACTAATTTCATAACAACATTCATTTTTTTTTTTGGATTTGATTTTGATTTATAATGTGATGGCATTATAATATATATTAGATTTTAATTATCGCCATTATGTAAATTATAACTTTTTAATAAAACATCTAAACTGGTGCCCCTATCCTTACTCATCTGCTCTAATTTATCAAATGATTTATTATTTAATAAATCTTTAATAATTATTTTTACAAGTTTATTCTGCCCTAATCTATCTATTGTTAGATTAATTATTTTATCATTAAAGGTGCTTGTATTTGTGATTTTATTTCCATTCTTCATAGGTAATAAATAATCACCATCATTTAATTTTAATTTTTTAAATTCATTTATAAACTTATCATCAGATATTTTGATTTCTTTTGTGCCATATTTTTCTTCTGTTTTATAATCATTAATATTTAAAATTATATTTTTTCCTTTTATCATTAAATAATTTTCAGTTTTATTTTCTGGTAGTGATTTAACAAACTTTAAATTAATATCTTTATTTCTTAATCCATGTTTTATCATAAGATAATTTAATATAAATCTAATTCCATTTAAATTATTTAATTCATTTAAAATATAATCAGAGTTTGGTAATTTATCATCTAAATCATCTAATCCTTTTTTTCTTGATTCAATTATTTCTTCTCTCAAACTATTTCTAAACTTTATTAGTTTATCTGTTTCTTCATCATTATATCGCCTTACTAATATAATCATATTTAAATATAATTGTAATGTATTTGGATTATCATATAAATCTTTTAATTTTTTTATAATTGTTGGTTGAGTTGATAATAAATTAAATGGCAGATTAGTTCCTATATTCTTATATGTTTTAATAGTGCCTTCACTTACTTTTTTTTCTGATTTAATTTTTTCAATATATTCATCAATTAAATTATTATTTGTTTTTTTTTTAGGCATATATATATTTAAAATATTTTTTTTTTAAAAATAAAATATTATATTTATTATATGGAGTGTTTGAATGAAAATGAAAATGAAGTAAATGATTATTATCTTTTAAAAGAAGATAAATTAAATCTTATTAGAATTATTAAGAATATATATAAAAATATGTTTCCATGGGCAGATGATGTATTAATGAGTTGTTTAATTAAAGAACATTATAAAAATGTAATTAAAAATATGGATGAAGAAGAATATAAAAAAGAATTAAAAAATGATGATTTAAATTATCTTGTTGAAAATATTTAAATCATATTTTTAATTTTAATATTATCTTTTTTTTCTAAATCAATAATATTTTTTTTTAATGATGTATTATCGCCCCATAATAAATATCTTGAATAATAGATGCCTGATTTTTTATTATTATAATTTTTATCATCTTTATGTCTTGCTATCCAGGCATTTTTTATTTTTTGATTTTTATGATCTATAAAAGTTCCTTTATCAAATGGTAATGCTCCAAAATGATAATCTTTATTATCTATTCTAATCATGAATCTTTTTCCTTTTCTATTTGATTTTTTTAATATATATTCCATATAATATATAAAATATTTTTTATACAACTGATCTGGCATTTACTTCTTCTAATTCTACTGATTTTTCTTGTTTATCAGGCACTTCTCTTTTACATTCAAAACAGCATCCTCTAATTTCAGTGCATCTTGAATGTTGTATTTGAGATATTATTCCAATAACTCCTTGAATACTTAAAGATAATAGTGCAGGTAATAATAAATAATCCATTATATATTATAATAATATTTTATACAAGAACGACTCATTTGTAATCTTTCAATACTTTTTTCTATTCTTGTAATTTGAATAGGATCTAATTTTTTTGTCGTATCATCTAATTTTAATTTAAGATTACATATTTTATCTAAAATTATGATTAGATTTTCTTTTGCTGTTTCTATTTCTTCATCAGTAAAATAAAAATATTGATAATAATTCATTTTATAATATTTATAATATTTTATTTTTTAAATCAACCACAATAATATACGCAACCAATTAATTTATTTTCATTATCAATAAAATTATAATCTTGTGTTGCTTTTCCTATTGTATAATTCATAATAAAATCTGTATCCTGTTTCATTGCTATTCCTGGTGTTGATGAAGAACAAAGTAAATCACCATTTTGAATATTTCCATTTTCATTATTAACTAAAATGCCACCTTCGCCTACTGAATTAATAAATAATCTATTATCTGTTCTCTCACCTAAATCACTAATAAAACAACCTATACCGAACTCTATATTATTTCCATCTTCTTTTGCTGATATTACACCATAAATTTTTTTTGATTTTTTTGCTGTTGTTAATTTTACTATTGGTTGTGCTTCATTTACACTTGGTTCATTAGTAGTAATCATTTCTACATTTTTATAAGTCATAGGTGTTTCTTCATAATAATCTTCTATCCATTCATTGCTGACTGGATCTCTGTGTGCTGGTGTTCTATTAACTCCTATTTCATTAGTTTGTGTTGTTATATAATCAATACTATTATATTGTCCTGTTGCTTCTACTACCATTCCTATATAATTATTTACATTATCATATAATTCTTCATTTTCAGGCACACATCTATGCTGTCCTGTAAAGTTCATGAGACCTGTGCTGGTTTTTGTCTTTGATATAAAACCAACTATATCCGTTATTGAAGTAGCATTTGTTCCATATCTAAAATGTA